CACTCCTTCTTAGTTTCTAAGGTGTAAGTAAGACCTTGCAGAGCCATCGCTCCTATAACTGTAAACTCGTTAAAGAACCGTGATGCTTCATCACTAACAGAATAGATATTATCATCACCCTGACACACAAGAAACACGTGGAAATCAAAGTTAAGATCAGGAGCAAGAATATCAAAACACTGTCTAATATATAGATGATTACAGAGAGTATTGATAATAGAAGTCAATGGATTGCCTGGAGGCATATTACCATTCCACTCAACTAGTCTGTTCTTGAAAGCGTGTCTTGAACATACTATCTCCAAGAACAAACCTGTTCTTATCTTTGAGTGTTCATCATTATACCATCTATTGATCAAATCAAGCACTGCCCACATTGCTGTGGTCACATGTTTGGCATCATAATCCTTGTGATCTCCTGCATTGACCCGTTTTCCTTTTGAATGTAACTTTGTGGCTAACATATCCCAATCGCCAGAGTAAGGATCTATACCTATAGCAGAACCATTACTGATACAATTTCTTGTAATCCAAGACATGAAAGCGCCGAAATACTTCCTTATCGAAACAAGAAGTACAACTGTGCAAGCTGATATTAGGCGTATTTTTCCACCAAGAGCTTTCTCCTTCTTGACCAACTCATCTTTTGGAAAGTCAGTATAATTCTGGGGTATTCTAACCCCTTTCACAAGACTGGCTTCATACTCAAGGCATTGCTGCTCGATTAGTTTGGCTCTCTCACCCACCACATCATGGAGCTGCTCCTTACCAAAGAAATAACTTTTCTTGGAAGTACGCCTATTGAGATTATAGGGCCAACCTGCGCTGGTGCTCCTATCGACAGATCTCAAGGATTCTCCATCACCCAACACAGCTTGTTCAAAACTATAGATAGTAGGCTTACATGGGTTCCGCGAGTTCGTCATTAAGAAATCAAAGAACTCATCTGAAACCTTCTGATAGGAAATGTCAGGTTGAGATCGTTTCCCATATTTACTGGACATATTTAAATAATAACGCTCTGTAAACAATTTGTCTAACTGACAAGGAAGCTCTGAAGCCGCATCATCACCAAATAAGCCAAACAACCTAGTTTTCGTATAGGCTGTCTTTGTTGGTACCTGGGGGGTACGAATTTTGTCTTCAATAACATCGAAATTGTCTTCTAAGTCACAACACTGTGGGGATATCTCCTCATCAGTTACAAAGTCTATATCGTCAGTGATTACAGCGTCTAGGGCTTCTCTAGTGATAATACCACCACAACCATATGCATTAGAAGTGTCTCCTGCCACATGTATTCCAAATATCTTCTCATTCTGGATCTTAGGATTTGCCCAAGCTATTATAGCACCGCAGTCACCACTTTTGGTGACTATACCATTATAACTAACGGCCTTCCTAATCTCATAATAGGTACCGTCTACGTCCTTAACCTT